ACTCTGACCGAGGATCGCCCCCGCCCATCTTTTTATTAAGACCTTGGTACAACTCTTTAGCCTGAGCACCTATCTTGCCCAGCGTGCTCTGTCCTGCGTCATACGCAAACAGGGCGTGGTTAACGGCGTTAAACACTTCTTCATCGCCTTTGATACCCGTGTTCAGTCGTGTCCGCTTGGTAACGTCCTCGGGAATCAATAGCTGTACCCGATACTGATCCTCAATTAACCCTGCGTCGGCCATTTGATTAGTGAGGTCTGCCGCTTCTTGGGATATAGCGATTTGACGCTCGTTGTCAAACCCAAGAGCTTCTGCCCCCCTTTGAATAGCTGTGTCTATTAGCCCGCCGCCGCCATACGTATTGACCGCGCCACCCTCTGCCCACTTCACCTTGTTTGCCCAGTACGCGGGGCTGCTCTGGCCTTTGGCAATGTTCTTGCCATGCCTTGCCTTAAACGACGCTCGCTTGGCCTTCATGCGCTCGGACTCGCCCGCTTTGGGCTTGCCCGCCGTGCTCGCACCTTGCTCGCCAAAGCGCAGGATCTTCTCCTTGCCGTCCACTTTGGTCTTCACAATGTGCGACTTGGTCGGATGGCTCGGGGTGCGCCTGGGCTGGTTGAGCGGCAAGCTGTCCTTGTCAACGCGCTGGGTCATTTCTTCTTCCTCGCGGCTCGCATGTTGTCAACCAGGTTGGGGTAGGGGCGACCTTCTGCCTTTGCTACGGCTTTGGCTGCAGACTTAGCTTTGGGCGACAATGCCTTGCTCTCGCCAAGATCGCTAGGTCGCTTCTTATCCCACACTGGTTTCTTAGGCTGCATACGGATTTATCCTCGGCTGAGACTTGATGAGCGGCTCGTCAATATCACGTGCTTGGGGCAGGTTAAACCAGCCGTCGTTTTTAAGATAGATGATCGCTTGCGTGAACGTGTCAACATAGTCATCGTGCTCCGCAACGGGGAATTTGCCAAGCTGTTTCAGGAACGCTGTGGCCCAGCTCACGGGCTGGCCGGGATTCTTTTTTGACTCTGGCACCCACAGCAACCCCAGCTCTAAAGTGGGAGCTGCCTGGTGCGCACGGGACACTTTGTCCGCGTTGCCTGGATTATACCCAACCGCCGGCACTTTTGCTAAGCGTAAATCTTGCAGGAGTGACTGACCACTGGCCTTTGCTTCGACCAGGATGCGATCCGGGCGGCGGGCGCGTGAGTACGGCGAGTCCTTCGTCATGCCTCCGTATTCAGTTGTCCAGTCCTTCACGGCTCGTGCGCGCAGGTCTGGATAGCTCAGGTGTTCATCCCAGGCATCAATCAGCATCGCGTGGCGCTGGCCTTGGTGCGTGAACACGGCCCACACAGTGCAGGCGGTGGGGTCGCCGGTGGTCTTCTCTGTAAACGCGCAGTCGTAGGATTGGAGGATGTACTCAAAGGAGGGCAGACCCGAGTCATGCGGCCACAGTTCAAAAAAGTTGGTCTTGAGTATGCCGCCTTCGCTCGGCGCAGGGTCTTGCTGCAGCTGGCCTGCCGTGCCGTAGACACCGAGGAGTTGCTTGAGCGTGGTGATTTCATCCGTGCCAAACCGAGCGGGGCAGATCAATTCGTTTTTGATTGTGCGCGGGTCGTACTCACCCAGCTTTGTCCGTCGCGCCTTGCCGTCCCACTCGGCGGGGATACAGATATGCTCCCAGCCCTTTATGTCATTGAGTATGTGCCCGCTGATGTCCTGCTCATGCAGTCGCTGCATCACCGTGACCATTGCGTCCGTCTTGGGGTTGTTAAGCCGCGTAGACCAGACCATGTCAAACCACTCAAGGTCGGACTCCCGCATCACCTCCGACTGGGCGGCTTGAGCACCGTGCGGGTCGTCAAGGATCAACCGTGAGCCACCCTCACCCGTAGCCGTGCCCCCCACTGACGTCGCAATTCGGTAGCCGGTCTTGTCGTTCTCAAAGCGCTGCTTGGCGTTCTGATCGCCGGCAAAAGAAAACATATGCCCCCACCGCTCCTGATACCAGTGAGATTGCAGCAACCGCCGGGTTTTGAGATTGTCACGGGTGCTCAAGTTGCCCGAGTACGAAGCACACAAGAACTTCTGCGCTGGGTCAGTGAGCCACTCCCACGCCGGCCACATCACCGAGACAATGGTGGACTTACTGTGCCGGGGCGGGATGTTAATTAGCAGCCGGTGTATCTCCCCCGCGCTTACCGCTTCCAGGTGCTCGCATATCGCCTCGATGTGCCAGCTCTCGACAAAGGGTATGCCTGGCTCAACCACGTGCCAGCTTTGCTTGACGAACTCGTACAGCGACGCTGAAGCGTCACGACGCCCCTGCTCTCGCTTGACCAGTCCGAGCATCACCGCTGGGCTAATGGCTGCGCTCATGCGTTACCGCTAACCTTAGCGAGCAACCGGCTCATGTTCTCCAGCTCGTCATCACTCAGGTTCTTGAGATCAACCGCTGTAAGCGTGATTGGTCCTCCCCCCGCGCCGGTGTGCTCCTGGGTGATCTTGTCGCCGTAGATCTTCGGGAGCATCTTACTCAGAATCCATTTGCGTGTGTCTATCTGCACCCTGGTATGCGCGATGACGTCGCTGTTGAGCGGCATGAGCATTTGTTTAAGCAGGGGTTCGCCTTGCGAATCAAACATCGGCTCGCCGTCTGGGTTAAGTTCTTGTACCGTGACCCACTCGTGCGTCTTGTCAGAAAGTGCAACGATTTCATCAGCTAACATCAGATATCCGATTTCGCGTGCGTGCGCGTAATCCTTACCCACGCCGTTAGGATCACTCCTCACCCACTTTAGGAACCCGGCGACAGTGGGCATACCTGGATCTGTTGTGCAGATATTCTCTAGAGATCTGCCATTTTGAAGCTCGGCGCAGACGTGTGCGCAGACCTCGGCGTGGTTATACTGCCTGGTTGTGGGGCGCGGAATGCCTTTGCCGTGTTGATTTTTGGTCATTTTACTGTCCTGTAACGAGTTTTGTTTATAGTAACACCTTCTCGCATTCGACCCACCAATAGTGGTCGTCTTTCATTTTCCTGTACTCCCAAAGCCACCATCGCCTCGCTCAGTAGTGCTCAGTGCGTCTACCTCGACAAGCTCTACTTGTAAGACCGGCATGATTACAATCTGCGCTACGGCTTGCCCCTTGCGGATGTAGTGCCCTCCACTTCCTGCGGTGTACGTCAGGCACAGCTTGATCTCGCCCCGGTAATCACTGTCGATGACACCGACTGAGTTAGCCAGCGCCACACCTGCTTTGCCTACGCTTGAGCGTATAGCCACCAGCCCTACGTGGTTCATCGGTATCTCAATTGCGATACCAGTCCCGAGCATCACTGATGCGCCTGACGATACAAGCACGTCGGCGTCAGCGTACAGGTCTAGCCCTGCTGAGTTGGGAGAGCCTCTCGTTGGCGTGATAGCAGTAGTAGTCAGCTTTTTGAATTTCATTTCCCACTCTCCCGCGACCGCACGCGACCCACGTGCTCGCCAGACTTATATCGCTCCGTCAACTCGTCACCCACCCGGTTAACCCCTTGCAGTTCCCTGATTTTGGCATTCAGTGCCAGCTCTGCTTCTATGCTTGGCAGCTCGTCTTTAAACCTGCGCCTGTCCTCCCTTATCGCCGCACCCGCTAGTGCAAGGCCGGTCAACATGGTGAGGGTTAAGCCTACGAACAGTATTAGTGCTGTCATCATATCCGCTCCTGCGCTGCGCTCTCACCGGCCAGTGCAAAATACGCCGCACCATCTTCATAGTTGTCGGCTCGGTAGCGGCCCTGCTGTGCCCTGACCATTTTCAGGCAGGCCATGAACAGCCAGCCCTGCTCCTCGGTGAGCTTGCTCTCAGTCAGCGTGTTGAACATCGCCACCGTCTTGCCCATGCTGCGTTCGCCCTGCGGCTGGTCGTATGTCGCTGCGCGTTCTTCCATGTGACCGATTGCGGTCTTGAGTATTTGCGGGGCAGTGGGTATTGCTGGCTCTTGCTTTGGCGAGTGTTTTTCGCAGTAGCCTGATGCGTCTTTCGTTGAATTCAAGCAGCCGCCTACTTGGCAATAAACGTAGTGCATACCTTCCCCCTAAGCAGCGCGATGCGCAGCTGGATTGCTGTTGTAAGTATCTCGTTGCGCCAGTGTCGGCAAGCGCAAAGGGCGGGGCCACGCGGTGTCTTTTTCTTGTTTGCTACTGACAGGTATACCCGCGACAGGGCGTACTGCGCACGTGCCACGTTCAGCCAGCCGCGTAGTAGTGATATCGTCATTTCACACCTCGATAAAATATGTGGTCATTCACTGTAGCTACAACGGAGCCACTACTCGCCCAGTCAGGATGCACACGTTTAGCATGGTAGTGCGTAGCGTCTCCGACCACAGGGGCACTGCGCCCCTCGTACACTGCCTGCGCTACACGCTGCGCGGAGTACCACGCAACGCTATCCGTGTCCGGCTGGTCTGACTTGCCGTCACAAAAGAAAGAGAACGCGCACTCATGGCGAGTCTCCCCACCGTCGTACACGACGCTGCACGCGTCAGACGGGTAGCGCGGGTCGTGCATCCGGTTAATCACCACCTGCGCTACGGCAAACCTGCCCTCGAGCGGTTCGCCTCGGGCCTCCCAGTACACTGCCATTGCGATGCAAAGCACTTCGTACAGCATCATCGCATCCTCCTTAAATTTCTATTAGTCTTCTGGGATGGTAGAGACATACTCAAGCACTCCCTCCGGGTCGTCCAGCCATACGATGATCGGTGTGCCTTTCCCTGCGTATAGTCCAACTATGTTGAACTCCATGAACTCCATCGCCTCTTCCGCAGACATGCCGCTTTGCTCAGACAACAAGGTTAGGATGCGATGTGCGTCATAGACAATTTTGTCGTCGGATGCAGTCACGCCAATAATGGCGTCATCAAGCCCATCAAACTTTATAGGCATGTCACAGCCCCACAATCGCAGACAGTGCCAGTTTATCTGTCCGCGCCATCATCCAGTCCAGCAGGTCTTCTACGCTGATCACCATCGGCGCACCCTGGCAAGGGTTCAATGCAAACGATTTTTCTTCGATGAATTGTTCAAGCTCTAGCATCGCACGCCCCTAAAAAAATACTCTGGTTGATTGATATCTTCTGGGCCATCACACTCTGGCTCCATATTGTTGAGTTCTTCTTGAATTAGACCAGCAATCTCGATGTCTGCGCGAGGTGTCAGCATAGTGGCCGGCAGCTCCTCGTATATGCCACCTTTGCTGTCGAGCACATACAGGCAGTCCATGT